CAGTAACCGACTCAATGGGCGCAACCTTGCTGGTCGTCCCTTCAGAAAGAACAACCGTCTCAGTCGTCTCGTACTTCGTTGCGTCGTTGGAGTCGGTCTGAACAGTAGTCCCACTCGGAATTGTGTAATCCTTCCCAGCAGTATCAGACCGAGAGAAGGTCACTTCCCCGGTCGCCTTGGTAGCTGGATCTCGGGTGACGCCAATGAGTGCCGTCAGGAGATCAAGCTGCTCATTCTGAGCATTGTCGATCTGAGCCGACTGAAGGACAAGACCAATGTCCTCCTGTGCGTTAGCGAACTGTACTGCGATTGGAGCGTAGAAAAGCCGAATCGTCGCAAGGTCGTCGTCCTTGAGGTCTTCCCCGAAGTAATCCTTCGCGTCAGCGACCATCGCATCGAGGATCTGCTCCTGCGTATCGTTTAGATATATTCCATTTTCAAAAGTCATTCAGAAACCTCAAATTCTGTGATAGATCCAGACTGATAATTTATCCGAACATTATACGTATTCGGATCTTCTTCAGATTCAGAAATCTCTATATCAGAAATATCGGACAGTCGATCATGCTCCCGGGCGACCCTCGAAACTTGCAGTCGAATTTTATTCTTGATTTTGTCTTTATTCGATTCCCCGATTACCGAAGTATGCATGAAATGGGTAGTCATAACTCGAACGGACTGTTCAAACTCAGAACGTCCGTCAACTGTACTAATCCCATTCCTGTCGTTCAGAAAGACGGAGAAATCGCTATCAAGAGATAAATCGACCATGAGAAAAGAGGCTCTAATAGTATTAATGGTAAAGGGTTTATATACCCTTACTCAACCGCAGTCTCAGTCCCCAGCTCGTTAGGTGAGTCTGTGGTGCCTGAGCCGCCGGAATCTGTCCAACTGTAGTTGTGTGTGTGATTCTGCACCGCAAGCTTCACAGCGTTCGCTGCATCGCCAATCGTCACGTCTCCAGCAGCATCGAGAATTGTGTTCCCATCCGAGGTGATCTCCACGTCGCCGGTCGCGTGAATGGTCGTCTTCCCCGACGCTTTGATGTTCACGTCGTAATCCCCAGCGTCATTCTTCCGGGTGGAGATTTCGGTTCCATCGTCGAATTTCATCGAACGTTCCGACGCATTGAGGTCGTTGGGTAGGAGGTCGGGTTCTGTATTTAGAACCCCAACAACCACCCAGAGTCCGTCGTCACACTTCTCCAGCGCGACGTGCCATCCCTCCTCAATGTGTTGAATCTCGCCAGGATTACTCTGAGCGACGGGTACATTCGGCCACGTCACTCCCGCTCGACTCGACTGTACGGTGAGAACCATATGACCGGACTCACCGACCTTCGAAGAGGTTACTACTCCATGTTTCATAATTTAGATAAAGTCAGGGAAGAAGTCCTCGTTGTCCTCTTCCACCATTGTCGAATATTTTTCTCCCTCGATGTACTCCTTCTCGTGAGGATCGTAATATCGAAGCCGGGTGTCGATATTCGAAGGGTGGAGATCACCGTCCAACTGCTTCATTACGTCCAGACGGAGATTCCAATCCCCAGAGTCGTCCAATTCATGTTGAACGCCAACAATATCGAATATCTCTTTCTCAATGTTCGTCTCGCACATTGAGCTGGGGTCTGAATCATCTTCAGGCGGGATTGTGAGAATCGAATCTCCAATCGTAGCATGGCGAATTTCCGAGAAGGAATCGCCCGAAAGATCTGGCCGCAGTTCGAGATAGCCAGATTGCTGCTGCCGCTGCTTGTTCATCATCTTCCGCTTCGAGATCTCCTCAAGTTCGTCCCGCTTCGCGTCGACCAATTCATCAAACGTTTCTTGGCCGAGGAAAGATCCCCCTTCAGTTTCTGCTACAGCTTCAACTCGGAAGTCTTTCGTCCCCAAGTTGAGATTATTAATCATCTGTCCCGCATTTTCTGCCCAATCTTCAGATGGGTCTTCAGTCCAGCCACCTCGGACTACTGATTTAACAACCGGGTCGCGGGGAGCAGTTACCTGGTAATCAGAGAGCTTCCAAACACGCTTATCATCTGTAGTTGCTACGTGACCAATCCCCGTAGCCTTTCGAGAGCCAACCCAGAGATTTCCATCAGGAGCAGCCCATGTTCTCAAACCGAACTTCTCGTTCATTTGGGTGATGCACTCCCACGGAGAAATCTTGTCGAAGTCTAATTTGAAGTGCCCCTCAGCAATGCTATAGGTGTTTTCTTCTTCGAGCTTGCGAAGCCATTCATCTCCGACCAGCGTTCCAAGATCTCCAATCTCATCGCCTTGCTGATCTTGGACGAATTCTTCAATCGCATCATCGACGGGTTCCAAGAACGCAGTTCCCTCATTTACTCGGTTCCAAATTTCATCATACGATTCCTCGGGTTCTGTAAACCGAATGTCGTTGAATATCTGAGGGCCATCTGTATTTCGATGGTTGAAGACGTATTCATACGCATCCCGAAGCTTGGTGTTAGTAACCTTCCAGTCAATTACCCCACGGGTGAGGTACTTCTGTGGATCGTGGAACTCGATATGAACAGAGTCTTCGCCGAATGTAACACCGTCTGGAACCCAAAGAAGTCGGTAGACCTCCACATCCTCAATGAGTAGAACTACTGGGAGGGGCTGTCGGAGGAAGGAATGTTCATCATCCAAGTGGGGCTGAATCTCATCAGCAACTTCCTGAGAGAATTCCGCCTGACAGTAATCGAACTTCCCCCTCTCTCTGTCAAACTGCATAGAGCGGGGGCGAATCTTCAGATACGTCTCATCCTCGTCATTGCGAAACTCAAAAGAGATGTTCGCAGAGCCTTCACAGCTCATCGTTCCAACTGTCGGGAACCGACGCCCCCATCAGCATCATCGAGGAGAGAGCTTACAACGTCATTCTCTCCATCAGAGCCATACTCGTCCTTCCCAGTCGAAACGAAGTCCAGCGTGTAGTCGAACATCCACTCATTCTGGTGTGGATTCCAGCCGTTGATCTCCCCAATCTCGGCCTTCTTTACGAACGCCTCAATGCCGCCTTGAGGAGAGATTGGAGTGTAGAGATCGACCTTCCCTTCATGCTCGTGAAGGGCTTCAACGACAGATACCTGCCGAGCGAAACAGACTCCAGTTGCGTGAATATCTGGGTTCTTGAAGCTCTTGATCGAAACGTCTTCCCCACGGCATTGCTGCCCATCTCTGTTTAATTCCTTCTCCATGACCTTATTGAATCGGTCAGGGTAGAATTCTGGAGAAAACTCAGTCCCATCCTGAAAGCCGTCCTCGTCTTTCGGAACGACGCTGAAAATTAACTGGTCGTTCGGGCCAGCTTCTTCTAACGAAGTAGAGTTTGCCATAAAAGTATGAAAATAAAAACCGAGCGTCAGTTAGGTGTAGCTGCCTCCAGTCGGGCCACGAGTACCGCCACCGCCACGCATGTCAGAGAACTTCTCCATCGTCGCGTTGTCGGCGTTGCCCATCTCGACGTTGACTGTATCACCTTCATTGATAACAGTCCCTCCACCTGAGGAACCCCCGGAGGGTGAATAATCTCCACCAGTCGGGATCTCCGATTTCATCGACCCCATACCGAGGAGTCCAGCACCGGAGATGAGCATCCCAATTCCGGAAACTGCTGCAAGAGCAAGAACTGCCGTTGCCACAGCCCCAATCGAGGCGGCCCAAGCGTAGTTGACACCAATGTCAATTAACTTCTGAGAAATCCACCCAGAGGTGAAGGCCATAAGCCGTCCGATTGCTGGGATTGTGCTTCTCTGTAGAGCGAATCCGAGTGCCTGGAATCCAAGGTAGATCGCGGGAAGTAGGTTCCCGAGGATGTAGAAGAGGCCAATCGCGCCGAGTATCCCAGCTGCGAAGTCGTTATTAAGGATCTTCGCACCCTTCGCAATGAGGATGAACAGCGGAGAGAGCCAGATGATCGCCTTGCTGACCATCAGGAAGACCTCGTACATCGCAACTGCAACCACTTTGAGAGTCGCCCCAAGCTGGACCAGCATCTCCTGATTGTTCTTCGTGGTGTCGAGAAGCCCACGGAAGAGATCCAAGATACTGCTACCCAGAAGGTGACTGAACCGCTTGGTAAGGTAGCTGATCGCGTCCGAATTCTTCGTAATCACTCCGAAGAATTCAGTAACGAATTTCGTCAGTCCTCGGAAGAGGCTGAAGAAGTCGTTCTCGAAGACAAGCAACCCCTGCATAGCCTGCTGAACGCGATCCATCTCACCGGGGATGAAGTCGAAGAACTCCGACTGAGTGGGAGCGAATAGATCAGCAGCAGGCTCGAACGCATTGAACAAGCCCTGCTTCAATTCATCAACTTCCTTCCCTGCATTACGGAAGGACTCCGCCATGCTGTCGCCATGACCGATGAGTCCAAGTCCGATTACTGCACCACCAGCGACGGCGATTGAACCCATCGCGGCAGCAACACCGGCTGCCTGAACAGCCATCGCAGCAAGTGCCGGGACAGCCATCCCGAGCATGTTAATCCAGGTACTCATCGAGGGGATGAGTTTCTTGAAGCTCTTGTTGAGCTTCTTGTTGAATCCGGATAGGCTGCTGAGCAACCCACCCTTCCGCCTCGATGAATCGTTATCTATGTCTGGAGTGTCGATTCCATCAACATCTCGCTCATCTTTGTACCTATCGAGAGACGTGGTGCCAAATTCGGACTGACCGTACAGTCCAGATTCACCCTTCTCTCGCATTTTGTTGGTCAGCTCACGGTCGATGGTGAAATCGAAGTCATCCCCATAGAGGGAGTCAAGCTTCTGCTGAAGACTGCCAGCTTCACCTTGACTGAGCATCCGACGAACCCGCTCCATGCGGTCATTATCAATCTGCCAACCCTGTTCGAGAAGCGAGAACGTCCGGCGGGAATCCTCAGAATCGGAGCCATCAGAGTCAAGCCCCGCTCGACCTCTGATTTCCTCAGTCGAACGGTCTAACGCATTGAACAGTTTCGACAGTCGTCTATTGTCTGATTCATCGCCGCTATCACTCCCGGTATCGCCACCGGAATCACCGCCGCCGCGATCAACCATGTCTATATCATCGAATTCGAGGTTTTCCAGCCGAGTGATCGTCTCGTCCATATTCTCGCTGAAGGATTCAGAAATCTCCTCCATCGTGTCAGATAGATTTTCGAGAGTATCACCAAGCTCACCATCGAGATCGAGGTCGAAGTCTACGTCATCCCCGAGGCTTTCGAGCATGACTCGGAGATTCGCAATCTCCATCTTCGCGCCAAGCGCGTCAAGATCAATGTCAATACTGACTGTCATTAGTCAATCACATCGAGAGTGTCGTCGTCTTTCTCTCCGCTACTTTCGTAACGGACTGTCTCTGATCTCGATGAAGTGGGACTTCCAGCGCCAGCGGCAGAATTACGCTTCCGACCACCGCCACCCTGAGCCTCATTCATCTTCTCCTCCTTCTTTCTCGCCTTCCGAGCTTCCTCTGCCTCAAACACCTGTCGCTGAAATGGGGTGATTTCGGTCTGATCCTCACCGACAATACCAATCCCCATCTCAGTCTGCAAACCGATTATACTACTCGCTGCCCCCATCTCGGCGAAAGGACTCAGCCTTCTCCGCGTCAGAGCTGATCGAGAGAATTCGCTCAGCAATTTCGAGGACAACACCCCCAATCAGGCCGATGTTCTCATCCTCGTCGTCCGAGATGGCGAAAATCTCACGAAGACCCTCAACAGTCTCACCCTCAGCGAACCCCGCATTGAGGTCGATACCGAGGACAGCAAGCTCAGACATGATCGCAATGAACTCCTGGTCGAACTCAGACGGATCAATCGACCCATCCTCCTTCTCATCTTCCAGTCGCTCCTGAGCATCATCTGCGTCCATGTCCATCTTCGCCTCAAGCATGGCCGCAATGGGCAGGAACTTCTTCGAAATGACAGGCTTCAGTTCCAGCTCAAGAGGCTCTCCACGGTACGTCGTTTCGAAATCTTCTCGGTAACTCTTCCCTCGGGTCGCAAGTTCTCGAAGCTTCGAGACATTTACGTTGTCGTCACTACTGGTGTTCTCAGATTCGTCAGTCATAGTAAAAGTTAGTATGTAAACGTTGTGTGGTTTACTGCATTGAGGGTGTTACAACTACAACACCTCTATGCAGTAAACTACTAATGTAATACTCTACAGCAGAACAGCGAGAGTCCAACCGTCCGAACTGCCCCTACTGTACGTACAACGTACAACGACTTAAAGATACCGAAATAAGTCTTAGAGAGTAAAACATCCCCCACCACAACGATGGGGGTGATTAGTTAGTTACTCGGCGTACTGCTCGTCCTTGTCCATCGCAATCCAGTCGAAGGAAGTCTCAGTCTCACTCTCGCTCTGAACCTCGTATGCGTCAGAGGTCACGAGAACGTCCTGAAACGTCTCAGACTTGCCCGAAAGCTCGTGGGTGATAGTGATGGAAACAGGATTCGGAACGCCCTCCTCGTCAAAGAGGAGGTCCTCGATACGGACAGGCTCGTTGTCCGGACCATGCACTCGCTCGCCGGCAAACATCATCGAGCCGGAGAAGGAGATGGACGTGACCGAGTAGCCGTTCGCCTTCAGCGAAGACTGGCGGATCTCAGAAATCTCAATGTCCTTCGTGCGGTCAAGCCGCGAGATGGGAACCTTGAGGATCTGAGCGTCATCGAGAGCGTCAGCGGATTCATTACCACTCTGTAAGTTGCCACCCTTCGAGATGGTCAGAACAATGTCAGCAGCCGATTCAACGCGATCAACAGTAGAAGGTGCGTTAGCCATGAATTAAAAAGAGAGAGTTTAGTGTTTACTGCACACCGCCGACCGCGATCTCGTTCTCAATGAACCGAAGCGGCTTGGCGGTTTCAACACCGAGTTCGACGGTCGCCGTCGTGGCGTCAACCTTCCGAACACGGACGGTGTATTCCAGAACCGCATTGCTCCGGGTGAGGGGCTTGAGCTGGCTGTTCAGCAGGCCCTCAAGCGTGTTCCGCACCGCAGGACTGTTGAGTCGCCCGATGAAGGGCTTCTCGTTCGTGTGGACCGTCTCCGTAACGTAGTCCACAACCAGTCGAGTGAAGCCGTAGCGGATGTTCGCTTCCTCGCTGTTCTCGTCGCTGACCGAATTCACGTCGTCAGCGATGCGAGCGCCAGCAGTTTCCTCGGCGAGCGGGACAACATACGAATCAATAAGCTCACCACGCTCTGCCTTGTCCAGACCAACTGCGAGATTCTTCTCAGCATTGAGGCGCTTGTTGATCGGAGTCGTCGTGATACCCAGCGATGCACGCTTCCCAGCGTAGGCACCGAGAATGGAGAGATCGTTATCGTCACGGGTGGGGTAGACGACCTGAATTCGGGAATCATCGAAGCTGTTGCTGTAGTTGAGGGGATCAACACGAGCGCCAGCGCCGACGATGCCGAGCGCGAAGTTGTATTCCTCAGCCATGTTGCCCAGCTTCGTCTGAGCGTCAGTCTTCACCGCCTGATTCTCGCTCAGCGTGACGAAGAAGTCGATAGCCTCACTCGCCCCATCAACGAGCGCCTGATGCGCCGAGGGGTAGTCGAAGTGGGCGTAGTCAACCGTGTCGTTCGTCTCGTCGGTGTCCGAAGGAGCCGAGTCAAGCTCGAACTCCTGCGTGACGGGGTTGAGGTAGACCTCATCCGTGTCCGGAGAGAGCGTCGACGGATCTTCGTAAGTGACGGTGGTCGTCTTCGAAACACCATCAATGGTGAAGTTCACTTCCGAACCATCCTCAATGACGGGGCCGTCAGCAAGCGAACCACTCGTCGAGGAGAGGCCGCTGAGGTCCTCGTCCGTGACCTGGTTTTCCTCAGTCGCAACCGCATAGACGGGGAACGCGCCCTCGTTGAGAGCGTCCGTGACCGCCTCAGTCAGCAGGCTATCTCGCCCGAACCAATTCCGAGCGTCAGTAGACCGCGTGACCATGTAGACTTCATTTGGAGTGGCAGACCCTTCATCGACGCCAGCGCCGAGGTTTGCCTGTCCAACAATGCCAACGTCCGAAGGCGAAGCGCCGTCCGTAGAGACGGTCGTTGCGCTGGTGACGTTGGTAACAATACCGGGTTCAACCGTAGTGCCGTAATCAGCCATAGTAAGTTAAGAGAAAGTGTAGTCAGTCCCGACCGAATCGAGAGTGTCGAGGTCGGAATCTTCCGAATCGTAGAACGTCTTGAGGAGAACCGTCTGATTGATTTCTGTCTCAGTCGGTTCGTAGAACTGGTAGGAAACGCCACCAGAACCGAGAGATTCCACACCGTTTACGTCGTCGTGAATCTTCCCCCGAGGGTCACGACTCAGCTCGCCGAGAGCCTGTTGCAGCTGGCCGAGATATTCGAACGCCTGAGGTTCGTCGTCGTCTCGAATGAGAAGCTCGAACCGAATGTGGTAGTAATGTCGGTAGATCTCGGATTCGACATTCCCATCAGCGTCGTAGGTAGAACCAGCGTAGTGTGAATTGTGGTAGTTTTTCTCATCAATAGACATATTCTCGATGAGAACCGCAGGGACGGGGCGTGACCCCTCGATCCCAGCAGTATGCACCGGAGGGGGAATCCGGCTATTCAATGCATCAATAAAGGTAGAAATGGCTTTCTTGGGTTGCATTTTCGTAGAAGAAGCCGCTTTAGTAGTTGTCGTCCATCTGGGAATTCAACTTCTGTCGCACCGTGAATTCCCCAGTAGAATGTAGGTGATTCCGCGCCGCATCCATGTATCCAATCCCATCGAGGCCAGTCTCCTTGATGTGCCGCTGGAGCCAGAAGGCAGCTTGAACGTTACCTTCGCCCCATTCGTCAATTAACGGTTGTAGATCATCGTCAGGCATCGCTCACAATTTCCGTATTCCAGACTCCCTTGTCCTTCAGATGCCGGGAAAGTCGAATCAGATAGTCTTCACCAGTCAACTCAACTTCTCCGTCAACGGCGTCACCTTCGGAATTAGTAAGTCCCAATCCCCGTTTGAGTTCTGGTTTCCCATCAAGGAAACTGGTAACTTCAGGGTATCGGCCATCATAAGTCCACTCGTAGGGATCGAGGTGAACTTCACCTACCTTGTGGGGTTCGTAGATTTCTAATTTCATACGTCGTATCCCAGTTCTCGGAGAACTTTCGCCGCTCCTTCGCTCGGATTGTAGTTATCCAGCCAAGCATCAATAAGGTAGGGGTAATGGTTGTCCAACTCTCGTATTTTTGAGCTTGACAGCCACTCCTTTTCCTTAATCTTCCCACTCGGGTTGGATGCTCGTAGAAGTTCTGTTACGACGGTAAATGTCTCGTTGGCTGCACGCATTGAGTAGGGCCGACCGACCGGGGAGACAACATCTTTCCCCACAGTTTCCTCTGCCTCCAATTGAGAAGCAGTCCAAACCATCTCCATGAACGCGAGATTAGAAGCCTCAATGAGGCGTTCCCAATCATCATCCCGTGAGAGATGAACATCGGGAATGTCAGGTCCATATCCGTCGGGTTTGGGGGAGTATGACTCGACAACCACTTCCCGCATATTCACAAATTCGCCAGCTTCGTCAACCCACAGCTCGATTTTCTGATCTTCGCCTACAACGCGGAAATCTAACGATGTGATGTGGTCGCCCTCATACTCAATTCCATCCAAATCGTAATCACGCACTACTGATCCGAGATATTCGTGTTCCATAACCCCCGCACTTCCGGGTGAGGTCATTTTTATCCTATCGCCGGGTTCCAAATTGTCGTTGTTTGGGTTGAGTAAATCTGGAACGGAGTCTATCGGGTCGTAATTGTAACCCGATGAATCAGCTTCAACACGTTCTCGGATAATGTCGGGGATAGAACCATCGTCGGGAAGTCCAGGTATATCCGTCCGTGAATCATTTCCTAAGAGAACTTCTCCAAGTTCCCATGTTCCATTTTCCGTAGCGTTCGTTCCGTCAGCGTTGAATAGGTTATTGAACCAATCGTCGTCATTGTCGGGATATACAGCCCGATTGTAATCCAAATTCCTATGAACGCCGTGAGTAGCTTCGTGTAGGATTGTAGATTTCCCAGCCGTGCTGGCAAGGCCCATGCTATATCCATCACTCCTCGAACCCATTGACCCGATAGCGGAGGACCCCGTTTTCTCATAGATGTTCTTCGTTTTGTGGGCTACATCGAGGGCCATCTTCTTCTCTTTATGAGTATCGTAGAATCGACTCTTTAGAGTGTTCTTGACGGATTTTTCCCTCCCATCTCCGAAATCTGGAGTTGAGATTCGATCAACCGCCTGTTTATGAATTGATTCCTGTATATCACTTTCAAGAGAGTCAAATGACTCTGCTCCAATGATTTTGTAGGGATCAGAGGATGAGGTATGTGGCTCGTAAACTGTGACAGTTCTACCATCATCAAGATCAACCTCGTAATAGTCACGAGTGCGTTCTCTTGACGAAATATGCCCACGGTAGAATTCCTCAGTATCAATATCCAACACCTCAACTTCCTGACCGACGAATGTATCTTGGTTTGGGACTTTATCTACTTGAGTAGGATCATACGTATTCCAACTATCGGGATATTCTCGAATTTCGCCATCAACGTCAAGTGTGACGTTTCCAGTTTTGTTGGAAGCGCCACCACCATCTCCATCATCCCCACCGTCGAATGAGTCAGGAAATCCGTCACTCCCTCCATACCCATCAGGGTCAAAGGAGTTTCCAACACGCATCTTGCGTGCAACCCACGGGAGGAGAGCCTCGACGGGCGGTCCCTCGTCGGGAAATGCAGCTCCATCTTCCAGAACTTCCGCGTGCCCTACGTCGTTGTAGAGTTTGGCAGAGACATTGGAAGAATTGTTCCGAGTTTCAGCATCTCGGAAGCCGCGATAAACCTCAGCGTTGAAGATCGCGTCATTCTCGGAGATAACCTGTCGAGCGCGATCTTTCGCGTTCTCAACGAGGTTCTCCACCGACCTTTCCATCCCACGGTGAATGTCGCGTTCTATCGCATTGAGGGTCTTTTCGACCCCAGATACATCTATATCAAGTTGTGGCATTACTGTGAGACAGGCTCTCCGAAGACAGCGACGTGGGTGTCGTACTTCGTCGGAGACTTCACCTCGTACTCAGTTTCGTCGTAGACAATCCGAGAGCCGGACTCCGGAAATTCCCCTCGCTCAAAGATGAATAACGCTCGATCTTCGTTGTAGGAGCCTCCCTTATTCTCGTACTGCGAGTTACGATTCGGATAAGTCCGAACACACTCAGCAGTCCGAGATTCAGTCCATTGAGAGGTTGGGTTGTTAAAAGAATTAGTGCCAGATTCACTCCGCGTCTTAATCACTACCTCGTTGCCGAGGCGGTGAATTGTTGAGCGAATCCGACGGTTCATAGAGAGAGATCAGCGCCAGATCCAGTATCTTCAGTATCAGATCCATAGACGCGCCGCTCGGTGGATGTGTGACCAAAGGAAGTCTCCGGGTTAATGCGCCGGACTGCCGACTCCATGTTCCGATACCAAGTGGTGTAGGTGTTGTCGTCCTTCGCCAGCAGGGTATCGTGGTCAATCGCTCCAACCTGGATAGTCTGAGAGTCGATCTCTCCAGCGGCGACCTTGAGAAACAGCTTGGTAGCCCAGTTGAGGGCTTCCTGTTGAATCGGGTCGCCATACCAATCAATCTGCTCTGGCGTCAGCGAACGCCGAACTTCGATGTGCCGCTTTGCGTCAGAGAGGACCGTCTCAAACTCATCAGAATCGACAATCGCAGAATCGACGCCGGTAAAGGATCGAACCTCGCTCTCAAGTTCGGTATCGCTTGTGGCCATGTATTAAAAAAAGAAAAAGAAGTGAACTACTTACTGCGAGTAGTTCGTGCTGGTGCCTTCGAAGTGAACAGCACCAAGCGGGTTCGTCATGCTCACACCGAAGTCCATCGTGGCGTGGCTGTTGATGATCTGACCGGGTTCGACGGCGGGGCCGCCGGTCGGTCGAGTAATCTGCATCTCGCGGTCGACGTACTCCTTGACCGGGTTCTCACCCAGGTCAACGATGTAGAACTCGTCGCCCTTCAGGTAAGGCGTCGTCATAATCTCCACACCGTCAATGGAGAACGTCATCTCGCGGAGGTTCTGGGAACGCATCCCAGTCGCCATCGGAATGTGGTAGTCAGCGTCCCACGAAAGCTCGTCACGGAGACGGCGCTTCATCTCGATGGACATGAGGGCGACCTTCTGGCCGTTCCAGCCGTGGTGTCGAAGGTCGTCAGCAGCAACCTCAATGTGCTTCGACGCTCGGTGGGCGTTCGTGTCACCGAACAGATCCTCCGAGCTTGCGAAGGTGTGGGAGTGGCTTCGCGTGAAGCCGTACTCGCCGTGGTCGGGAACGTCGAACCAGAGGTCCTCCGAACCGTCGGCGATGCCGTTGAAGATCACATCGTGGATGATGCGATCCTCAGTCTCCATCCCCTCCTCCAGAACGTTCCGAACCTGCTTCAGAACGTGGTCAGACGTACTGTTTTCGAGGAACTTCTGGGTAAAGCCAAGCGCACGCCCGTACTCCTGCGTGCGGATGGTCATCTGCATGTAGTCGTCGTCCTGTGCGCGAGTCGTACCGGGGAACTCGCCCTCGGAGAGCTTCTCCCATTCGCCGGGTTCAGCCTCGATCTCCTGAAGGAAGGTCTGCTGGTCAACCTCCTCCACGAACAGGTCGCGGAAGGGGCGGTCAGCGTCGTTGAAGAAGTCGATGAGGTTCTGCGTCTGCTCGGCAACCTCAACGAGCGGAACGTCGTCCTTAGTGAAAATTTCGCGGTTACGTGCCATAAAGAGTTAGAAAGTAGTAGTTAAGTCTTTGAGTCAGTTCGATTAGGCGCTGGTCGCGTAATCGAAGTCAACGTCGAGCAGGAACGTCGTCGCGTTAACGGCGACACCGAGAACCTGCTGAACATCACCCGTAGTCGACGGCTCAGTCTGAGTCACACCGCCGCCCGCGCCGAGGTAGACCGGCTCGTTCGGGGTGAAGTCAACGTCACCATCCTCATCCTCAAGGTAGATCCCGTAGGAGATGTAGGTGACTTCATCGCCAACGTGAGTACGCTCGGTATCGTAGCGAGCGTCAAGCTGGCGCGACATACTGCCGTTGTCGTGCAGGTCGACGGACCAATGGTCTCGACCGTACACTTCCTCCAGCAGAACGCCGACAGCGGGCTGTGCAACTGCCGAATCCGCGTCGGCGGGGACGATGATGGTGTTCCCATCAGCGTCAGTATTCAGACCAACAACGTCACCCTCCAGAAGCGGAAGAGTAGCGTCGGGGTCGAGAGTCTCACCGTCGCGGTTCATCGGCGTGTCCTTGAACTTAGCGAACTTGAAATTCGTCATTAGTAGTTAGTAGAAAAAAATCCGTAGTTTAGAGGTTCAGACCCGGAATGTCGCCGAGGCGATCCTCAGCGAAACTCCGCTTTGCCTCCTCCTCGTCGTGAGTCTCGCCACGCTGACCCATCTCGGAGAACTTTGCGCCGCCCTCAGTCTCCTCGACCTCACCGCTTTCCTCAGGCTCTTCCTCCTCAATGGAGAAATCAGCCAGAATCTCGCGCTTACGGGAGAATTCGAGGTTCGCGGCCTCGTCTTCGCTCATAAAGGTAGCCTCAGCAACCTCCTGCGTCAGCTCCTCATCAGCATCCTCGAATTCGGCGAACGTGCCTTCGAGGTCTTCGATCTGTTCGCTGGCATCTTCGAACTCAGCGATATTCTGTTCCTGTGCAGTCTGGAAGTCGCTGATAAGCTCGCGGGCTTCCTCAGCCTCAAGCTCCTCAACGTCCTTGTCGAAAGTGACCTTGGAGAAATCCATAGTTGTCATTAAAGGGAGATAGTCTCCGTGACGGCGGTAGCAAAGTTCTCCGGGGTGTCGTCAACGTCGTCCCCATCATCGAAATTCTCACCAACCTTGTCCAGAACCTTCTCAGCGAAGGCAGTAGTCGGAAGCCCGACACCACCTTCCTCATAGCCGCCGGGGAAAGGAACGGTACTGAATTCCCGAATCTTCCCGTCGACAAGCTCAGGCTCGTCAGAGGCGTTCACGATAGCCTCGTAATTCTTACCGAAACCAACCGACCCATCCGTCATGGTCGGAGGGCTGTGCGTCAGCCGGCTGATAACCTCATCGTGTGTCTGAGCGCCCGTATTGAACACACGGTTCATCACCATCAGCTTCCCAGCAGTTTCCGAGAACCAAACCTCTCGCATCTTCCCCACTTCATCGAGGGGCTTCTCCGAGTGGCCGAGCATGTACGGCTCCTGCTGGCTATATTCTTTATCAGCTACAGAACGGAGGAATTCTTCAGTAATCCGAATTCCATTTCGATCCTCGGGAGGACCAGGCTCCATCGCCTCATACACAACGTCCACCGAATCGAGGTCGCCCTCGTCAGTTCGGTTCTCACGGACGCCATGTTCGTTGAACCCATCGAGGTCAATGGAGTCAGGGAAGTGACGGCCAGCGGTAAACTCAAGCTGGTCGTCCATTTCCACCGTCGTTACATCGTCCGATTCCTCATCGGGCGTCGAATCGGTACTTGAAAACTTTACTTCAGTAATATCGAGATTCATAGAATAGAGAACCCATACGTGACGCCGGCTCCTGCGAGAATTGTACTCACAGTCAACCCAGCGCCGAGAATCAGAGAATTGCGGCGACTACGATTTTCGTTCATAGTCACATCTTTCTCAAGCGGAGAAATCCTGTCTTCTCGAAGGGTTTCAACGTCGCTACGATTCTGCTGACTACGTTCGTCAGTTCGAGCGATTTGTGAATTCAGCTCACGCAATTCGTTCCGAATACCTACAAGAATCTCGATTTCAGACTCGCTTTGGTCGTTTGAATCAAAGTCCATTTTTAAGCATCTTCATCTTCCGTAATGGACTGACGATTTCGCTGCGAGGATTCGTCGCGAGAAGTTTCACGAGATGTGACTTCTCCACCAGCGGATTCAACTCCGGTTCCGGTATCAGTCGGACTGCCACCGTCCGGATTCTGAATCCGATCTCCACTCCCGGCGAGCGCCGTAATGAGAGGAATCAGTTCCTCCGTCAGCTCGTCGGGCGATGGTAGCTCTACCTCCGGATCAATCCCAGCCCGTTCAGCGAACGCCTCACGAGTGAGCATCCCACTCTGGTAGAGCTTCATCAGCTTGTCAATCTCCAGCCGATCCTCTGCATTGGAGTGTTCGCCGAATTCAAATTCAGGAACAACTCCATCGAAATCCTCCAACGAGGATTCAACGAGAAGCGACTTGAGAATCTGCTGCTCGACCGCGTTCTTCACGACATTTTGCAGTCGCTTGATCCGCCGCTTGAAAGACGGCATAGAGGCGGCTGCCTCTCCCGTCGACCCGTCCATGTTGATAACGAGGGCGGGAACGCCGAGTCCAGTAATGATCCGTCGCTGGAGGTGTTTGAACGTCCCCTCCAGCTTCATAGCACCCGCACTCGATGAAGTAGAAGTCACGCCAACCGTGTCGTGGTCAACGTCGTGAGGGGCTGCCAGCATAGAGTCGGGTTCAATCTCGTCAACCGTGTCGAGCCAACCCTGAATCTGATCTTCCGACCATTGCTCCTCCTCAGTACCGAGAGTCCACAGAACAGGAGGATACGCCTTCGTCGCTACGAACCGGGCGTAGTCAAACTCCATGTCCCGAAGCATGTCGGCCTGCTCTTTGACCGGCTCAACAAACGAGCGGCCAAAGTCCTCGGCTGGGTCTTTCGTAAACCAAAGTTCCGCTACTTCGTGTGGGTCATAGATCGTTGCATCGTCGTCGTCTGGACTCCCGCCACCAGGAGGCTCAAGCGCATACTGGGTGACGAACCCATATTCGTCAGTCTTCTTGTGCATCCGCTCGGTCGGGAGTAATCGCGGTCGGAACCGCTCCTCCTCGACCACCAACTCCATGAACGAATGACCGTCCTGAACGGCGTACTCAACCCATTGGTTGAATACCCGATCAAACTCCGAGTTTTCCATCAACAGGCGGAGTGACGGAACCTGCTGCTGTTTCGCCAGTTCGGATTCATCAATCCGGGCAGAACCGCCCGAATCTCCACCACTCGGCCCATTCACGCCAGCGATATGCCGAGGAGAGATGTTGTTCCCATCTCCACAAATCCAGTCTACAATCGTGTGTAGCGATTCATGGACGTGGGGGTCCGTTCGAGCAATATCTCGATGTTCGGTAATCTCTTCCTGAGGAGCCTGAGAAGATCGAGGCCCTTCGAAGGAACCCGAACTCCCACCTTGGGACTCCTTGATCGCTCCCTTCGGAGAATCAGCGGCGAAGTCCATCCGCTCCTCCTCATCGGGAGGGTCAACAAATTGTTTAGACATAATTTAGAAACTTCTTCGCCGCCGCGACGTACTCTCTCGGGAGTACCGCGACGTTCGACTATTGTTCGAGCGGCTATTCGAGAGGCTATATCCGCGAGACTCAGAGGTGTCTGAAATCTTCAGACCAGCCCAGCCTTCCTTATCGAAACTATCGGTAGGTTCATCCCCCTCTATGCTGTCATCCCCATCAATCCCATCTCGCTGTTGAAGCGACCGGGATTTCTCGCCAGAGAAGTTCGGAGGGAACGCTCCCATGACCGTAGCCATAGCGAGGTCGTCCTTCCCTTCGGGGGCGTGCTTCTTCCCCGAGAACCGGGGCTTGGAGTCTTCGTAATTCTGCTGCTTGACAATCGCGCCAAGCTGCTCTCGCATATCCTCATCGTCCGGAAGGTAGACGAGATCGTTGTGAAGGGCGTAATTCATGTCGCCCATCATTGACTCCACAGCATCTTTGTCGGAGAAATTGAACCCTGTGTAACCACGTCCAATCTCCCGACGAACTTCGTCGTGGAACCCTTGCCCCACGCCCGTCATGTCCATAACGACGGAATCGACAGCCATTCGGTTGTAGATCTGACCGATTCTCTGCGCTACTGCCGCAGGATTCTGCCTGCTTGCTGGAGTGATGCCAGCTCGTGAGAGAACTTTGTCGTCGAGAATCTCGTGATAGCGACAATATCGACGAGGGCCATCATGCTCCCACACGGTAATCGCGGTGTCGTCAGAATTGAATCCAATGTCCACCGCCATAACGAACGGATTGGTACTCTCGTACCGCTCGATGCCGTAGTCGTACTCAGGAGAGCTTCCTCTCTCCTGTGCATCCTCAATCGTCCCCATCGAGAAGAACCGATACTCGTCAGAGACAGGCCGACACAGGTACTCCTGTGCGAACCCGTTGGGGTCGCTGGCTCGCTGAGTTTCAGCGGCCATGAGGTCAAAGTCCGGACGGATTGGCTCTACGTCCTGTTCAAACAGAGAAACGTCAGTATCAATCTCGTCGGCATCGTGGAAGGTTGGCTGTTCGAGGGCGAGAATCCCCCGATCATTCTTCCCATCAGCCGTCCCAGCTTCATTCGCATTGAGGAACTCGTCGTTCGAAGCTTTCGGCGTGGACACCTGGACCATCTGAGCAGAACCCAGAGAAATGGTCGGAAGGTAAGCGTCAAGCGTAGCAGACTGATCCTCAAGGAACGCCATCTCGTCAATGAAGACGGTCTTCGGCGCGTCGTCACCACGAGCAGAGTCAGGGTCGCCCGTGTACGCCTTGATCCGACTACCGTTGGAGAGTTTCAGTTCGTCTTTGTTGTCCGTCTCCAGCGGAATGTCGATCTTCGCGTTCTGAATTAGCTTCTTTATGTCGCTAATTCGGGAATTAGACTGAGATTTGGTCTTTGAGAGGATTGGGTAGAAGGTATCTGGTTTGAGAAGCGCCTCAATGAGGATACAAATGTCAATAACGTAGGAAACACCAATTCGGCGTCCCTTGTAGATATTGAGAATCTTCCCTTCCCCATAGAAGTAGGCGTGCATAATCCGGGCCTGATAGGGCCTGAAAAGGGTCAGATCCTCTATTTCGTCCGTTTCGAGGTTCTTCGCCCGGAGTATGTCTTCTGCCAGAAGATCTGGACGACCTTCCCATCTCTCAAGGAGTTGAGAAACATCGTCGTCAGAATCCTCTGCGAACTTTTTAGCTACTTCTTCCATGAAAAACTACATATTTGCGTCTAACGAGGTGTAGGAATCCTCATCTGCCATGATGAACGCGCCCGGAGAGGTCCTCCACTTAATGAAATAGCCCGTCGCCTCGCCACCTTCGTCCCTCAACGTCGCGTTGAAGATTTCATCAGAAGTGGGACAATCTGCTATTTCACCACTTTCAGCTGTGGATTTATCTACTGGGTCGCTCATAAGCAATCAACCGCAAAGTGCGTGGGTGGGAATCGAACGCCACCTACTCCAACACGCTAAGAGAGATCTTCGTCAAACTTCACTTTCATATACCCAATATTGGGGAAAGTTTGGAGAGTCGAATCCGCATACGTAACCTGCCATTCAGCGAGGAAGATCCCCGCCTCATCAACATCTTCAGGATTGAATTGATAGCGAACTTCTCCGTCGACCTCGCTTACAATCTCAGCAACAGCTGATACCTTTGGCTCAGAATCCCGATCCTTCTTCATAAAGAACTCAACCTTGCTCGCCTGAGAGAGATCAACGGGAGATCCATTCTCCGTCAACTCCCCGGTGAGTGGGGTAGTGTCGTTCTGTTTTCGTGGAATCTCATTCATAGTGATTGAAGTCCGTCGTAACGTCGTCAATGACAATCGTAAATCGACTACCGAAGTTGGTCGAAGTGGTTCGCTCAGTCACCGACATTCCACGATTAGATTCCGAAATCTCGGTATCCGTTCGGACACCAGGAATTAGGCCCGGTGTGTGAATCGTCGGCCCTTCACCCTCCAGAATATCTGAGAGGAGAACGAAGACGGAACCGCCTGTCGCTGAGGTGGTTCCAACTCCATCGTAGGTGGTGGAGTTGACCATCTGCACTTCGCCACCCCCACCAGACGCCGACGTTGCCGGAGCTTTCAGAGTGTACGTAACCGCACTTGTGAACCCTTGCGCCCACATCTCCGTGAAAGCAGGAGATTCAACAGGATTTAGAGAGGGTTCAACGGGCTGACCCCCACCCTGAACCTTCGAGAATATCGAAGCGGGAAGGACTATCGTCTTCACACGAGTCCGTTCGGCGTCGACGTTCGCTGCCGTAGTTGGCTCAATGTACTTCCCAAGTGAGACAATCGGCGAAGGTTCTGCTTCAGCGACCGTTCTGGATTCAGAACCAAACGGAACGCGAGGTGTACTCAGCATTGAGTCAGTCGCGCTGATACTCACACTCGCAGTTGTTGCGTCAGCTCCGAAATTCGAAGTTGCCGCAACAGTCTCCGTGTCCTTCGACGTTGCCGTCGTGATCCCCACACTCGGAGAAGTGGGAGATACTCCAGCAGTCACTTCACCACCAGATGATGATGATGAAGCCCCGCTCGATGGAGTAGTCCCTGCGGTTGCTACCACAGAACCGCCGTCAGTCGCAAGTGTCTTTCCACCACCAGAACCGGGAGTAACCCCAGCTGGGGTTGGTGAAGATCGACTAAGTGAAGCCGTCGAGGAATTCCCAGTCGTTTCCGTCGACGTGGAACTGACGTAACCTCCGGCTCCTTGGGCGAACACCGTCGCAGTTCGGGTTTTCGACCCAACTTGAGCCACCGATCCAACGACAGTAAGACTCGCTCT